TATGGGAGAATATCCGCAATCGGGGCATTCTTTGTTATGCCAATCTGGGACATATTCTTCGCTGTTCCACCCGCACTTGTCGCAGAATACTTTCACGAGATGTTTTTCGATTGAGGTCATTTTGAAGAATTTAATTTTTTAACGAAGCGTCTCCATTCTTGAATTTCGCGCTCAGCGAATTTTATCAATTTCTTTTTTGAACTTTGGAGTTCAAGTTCTCCGTTTTTATCGAGTCCGAGATGTTTGCCGATTTCGTAGTTCATAAAGTATTAAAAACTATTACCAGCGCGCCGATCACGGTAGTAAGTATTACTCCGATTGCTTGCGCGTTGGATGTGCGAACTGTGATTGTGGTTTTCATTTTAAAAGATTAGGGGAAAGGAGGGGAAGCCAGCATCAGCCAGCTTCCCTGCCTAGCTACTGAACACGGTACGAATATCCGCGTCCGTTTGACCAGTCTTTCGCGAACTGTTTTTGCCAGTCCGAAATCAACTGACCGGAAAGACCGTCGCCGAAACGATCGAACTCTCCCTGCTCGATGTATTTCGCCTGATTCTCCGGCGTGAGCCAAGAGAAATACGAAACGAAACCTTCGAAGCCGCCGGCAAACGAGTTGCCGTCATCTTTCCACTCCTGATAACCGAGCGGAGCGGAAAAGATTACTAGCGCGAGGGCTAGTCCCGTGATGGTGGTGAGCATTTTGCTCATTTGAATTGGGGGTTATTAAATAAATGAAGTAACGGGGATTAAAAATTGTGAAGTATAATTGTACCGGTTATCATCGCAGCTACGAAAGCGACAGCGAAAAGGGAGGATTTTGTCCGTTTGCGGGGGACACAAAGCGAGAGTGTGCCGAGGATGCAGTAAGTGGCAACTGCCGAGAGTGTGAGAGACATTTTAAAGGGGGTTAAATAAATGAATCGTGTGATGTTTGATATTTTAAAGGGATTAGTAATGATTTATTAAAGTTTATCACATTTTAAAACATAATGCAAATGTTTTTCAAGTCATTTTTAAAGCCGGTAAAAATTCCTCGATGAACTTGATTGCCTCGGAACTACCTTTGCAGATTTTCGCTTCACAATTATCACAAAGGTTTATTGCTTTGATCCATTCTTTTTGCTCTGGTGCTGTCGTCGATCCGCTGATCCGCTTCATTTCCACAAAAAGAATATATCCGGTAGCCATCACGATGATGTAATCCGGAACTCCTCTACGAACTCCACTATTTTTATTTTTAGCTTTTTGCTTCCAGCTCGTGGTGTAGGTTTCATTCGGGATGTGCGAAAAAAGCAAAACATTCCCGAGATTCTTTTGCTTGTCTAACCACTCGACTAGAACTAGACACTCGTCATATTCTGTTGGTGATGGGAGTTTCATTTGAAATTCTTAATTGTTTTAGCTCCGCATTTTTGGCAGCGGTATCTTTGACCGTATTTACTTAATCCTAGTTTTTCCATTTTTCCATCGCAAGTATGGCTGGGGCATTTCATAATTTATGTTTTTCACAGAAATTCTTTATCTTATCATCTTGATCTATAATCTTATATTCTTTTCCTTTTTTCCATCCACAATAATATCTATCTATTTCTGTTTCTGTTTTGTCTGGACTTAAACGAATCCTTTGCATCAAATAAATACCGTTTTTGTTTTTATTCTGAAAAAGAAAAGTATCTTTTAAATAAACAATATCACTGTCTGAAATTATTTTATCTCTGTCATCTTGCCCTAGTTTCATAAATTTAAGCTGAGATGGTTTAAATGTTTCTCCTTGAATCCAAATATGTTGTTTTCTTTTTTGAATATCTTCCCAAACTCCTGCGAACTCTGATTCGTTTAAATAAAATATTTTCTTTTTACCTGTCATCTGATCATCGGCGATTATTTTTCTCGTGGCGAACTGTGTTGTTAGTTGTTGCATTGTAGTTTGGTTAAATGGTTAAATTTTCATTCTTTCTTTCATCGAATCTGTCATCGGCTCAAGTGGTCTTTCGCCGGAGAACTTTTTTGAATTCATTAGCCAAGTAGCCAATCTTCTTTTTACATCAAATGTTTTTTGCATTTGCCAGCGCAACTTCTTGCCTGTCGAGTTCGGCTCAGTCCAGTAAAGAACGAACTTCTTGATTTCGAGTTCAGCCTCCTCATCCGCCGCGCCGTTTTCGACCGCCCACGCGATTGCTTTTTTTTGAATCCCGTCGTCTTCGAAGAATGAAATATTTTTTTCTTTTGGGGTGGGTGGGGCTTCAGCCCCTAACTTCTTTTCATTCTTTTCATTCTTATCATTCTTGTCTATGTACCGTCTGCTGTCCGTCTGCTGTCCGTCTGCTGTATCGTCTGCTGTATCGTTTTGGTATTTTCCATAGTTTAAAATTGTTATTATTGTGGTTATATATCGGTCTTTCTGCTGTTCTATCTGCTGTTCTGTTTCAAGCAGTTTTAGGAAGCGTCTTGTCCGACCTTTGCTCCACTTCCATCTTTTAGACATTGTTAGTTCACTCCACCCAATTTGACCTCTTTTTAAATGTATAATATTTCCTCTAATTGAGATTATATTATTGGTGTGATTTGCATTCAGAAATAAATCAATCCAAGCTTGGGCTTTTGTGAATGGTTCGATAAAGTAAAATGGATTATCTTCTATACTTCGGTAAAGCCTAACCCATCCTTTCTTTTTCCAGTCGTTCATAAATTTTTGATAAGTTTTTAGGATTATTAAAAAGTGATTCTAATATTTCAGCCAATTCTTTTTTTGTAATATCAAAATGTCCAACTCCGTAAATACGAAAATTCGCGGAATAAAAATATTCAGATAATTTTTCGTAGTTTTTTTCAACTGTTGCCATAATGCGGAGGTTTAAAAAATACACTCAAAACGCTCTCCCTAAAAAAACCTCCGCAAAGAAGCGAGAAGGGAGAGCGATCCGAAAGTATTTTTTTGCGGAGGTCATACGCAGTAATTATATTCCCTATTTTTTAAAAAAGCAAATTTTAAATATTCAAAATCCACACCGAAAGGCACTCATCTCTCGGTGTAGGTTTCGAATATTTAAAAAATAAAGAGTGCATGAGCGTTTTTCATTTCATATTATGTGTACCGGCATCAAACTGTCTCTCAAGATACTCATCGATGTCGCGTTGGCGGAACCTCCACCTGCGCCCGATCTTCACTCCATTTAGTTCGCCGGAGTTGACCAAAGCAGCGAGCGTCATCCGATGTACGACCAAAACATTCGCTGTCTCTTGAAGCGTGTAGAGTTCTACGATTGGTAAGTCTCTTTTCATTTTTAAAAAGTTAAATCTGCGACATCTTGATTTAAAATTATGCGGGAGTCAAACAACTCGGCTTGCCACGACCATATTTTAATTGTAAACTATTTAAAAGATTATATCATAATTTAAAACATCTTTCAACATCAAATAGTTGCAATGAGAATTAGAAAGATTATAATGAAGAAAACTTAACCAACCAAGAAATGCGCAACACCTTTAAAACAATCGTAATCGCATTAATCGTTTCAATCGTAACCAGTTTTCTTACTTTTCTAATTGTTGATTATGTGAGTTATGAAAGAGATATGGATTTATTAATGAAAACAACAGAATACGATAATGAAATTTTAAAAATAATCGGAGACCATCTTGAATTTCACTTAAACGAAATAATCAATGAATAATCCAAACAGCCTCACAGCCGACGAAATAGCTGAAACGCAAGAATGGCTCACAACAAAATGGAAAAAAAGAGAAGAGTGCATCGCCGCGATAATCAAACTGGCTAAGTTGCGGGGGGAAACGATTGATGGAGAAACTGAAAGGGTACTGGATGAACAGGATGATGATGTGTTGGAGAAAACTTTATTAACTTATATTCTTTAACCCAAATACATTATGAAAATCGAAAAACGCGAAATCATCGTCTCTAAAAAAGTTGTCAGAATCACAACTACAGATGAAAGATTCTACGAAATAGAAAATGGAGAATACCGACCGAGTCTAACTTTCGTGAATAGTTTTTACTTCAAAAAACAACTCCAGCAATGGTTCAAAAGTAAAGGAGCTGATGAAATCGAGCAAATCCTAAACGAGACATCAGAGCGCGGCTCGATTATCCACCAGATTTTAGAAAGAATCTGTCTCGGCGAAGAAATGCGCTGCGATCAAATGTTTTATTCCTTTCGAGATGAAATCCACCTCGCAACCGAGGAAGAAATAAAAGCTGGCTATCATCTCCGCGAAATCAAAGGGGATGAGTGGAAGGCAGTCATTGATTTTGTGAACTGGACTAAATCGTTGGACAGTTTCGAGGTGATCGCAACTGAGATGACGGTATTCAATGACAATGTAGCAGGAACGCTCGATCTCATCGCGAGAGTGAACGGAGAAATTTGGCTGGCTGATTTTAAAACCTCCAACTCGGCAAGCTACTACACCTCGTGGGATGCGCAACTCGCTCCGCTCAAAACAATGGCTGCTGCTTCTCCCGATCCACGACTGAAAGGAATCGACTGGACAAAAGTAAAATGCGTTTTGATTCAAGCCGGATATACGCGAAATAAAGCAGGAATCAAAGTGAACGAGCGAACTGATGAGCAAATGCAAACCGGATTAGATATGCACGACATCGCTTATAGGACTTGGAAGATAGAAGATGCCAGCGAACCCCGTCAAATTGAACTGCCGATTACAGCTAAATTAGAAGATAAAAGTGATAAAATAGCTAAGGCAGAAATAGAGGAAACCGAGAAAAAAGAAAAGAAAGCGGAAGCAACCGCGAAAAAAGAATTTGAATCTACTAAATAATCTTTAACCAACTTTAAAATGCCCGGAAAACTACAAAGAAGCGGAAAGCCCTACATCTCGATCGTTGGCGGCAACTTCTCACAAGCGGTTGACATCGGAACGCCCGGCTCAAAACTCCGCAAGTACGAACTCAAAGACGGAACCAAAGGTGAGAAAAATGAGATAGTATTTACCGATTGGGAAGGTCGCGTGATAGATATAAAATTTGAGGAAAGCAAGTATGGAAAGAATCTAAATCTCGAACTCGAAGATGCGGTGATTTCGATAAATACAGCCTCCCGCTACTTCCAAGATCTCGCTTGCCGGCTCTGCTCGGCAGACCTCTCCAAGCCAATCAACTTTCACCCCTACGATTTCGAAGTGGATGGACAAAAGAAAACAGGAGTGAGTATGACGCAGCAAGAAGCGAAACTTCAAAACTTCTTTTACGACGGCAAAGAAAGTTTGCACGGATTCCCGGTGCCAGAAAATCGAGATTCAATGGACTCGGATGACTGGAAAATGTTTTTTGTAAAAGTAAAAAAATTCTTGATTGAAAAGCTTGAAGAATTAGAAATACCCGAACCACCGAAAGACCTAACGCCCGAAGATGTAGAAAAAGCCGGAACGAAGGAATCAAAAGCAAAAGTGGCGGAAGAAACGGAAGAAGTGAAAATCGATGATCTCCCTTTTTGACACGACAATAAACTGTAATAATTTATGAAAATAATCGACAAACTCACCGAATCCGAAATTCTCGCTTGTCGGAAATACCGCGACATAATCGCGAAAAAAAGCTACACGACTGCTGATATAAATTTTCTTTACTTGATCAATCGAGACTTCCGAGACTTAGACTTACAACGAAAATGAGTCTAATCGACCAAATCACGAGAGAGTTCAGAGAAAACGGCAATTGCTTCTGGTCTTATAGTGAAATCTGCCGCCAGCTTTGGTTCAACGACATCATCTGTTCTCCTCAATCAGTTTCTCGAAGAATACAAGAGCGCGCTCACTTATTTGAAACACAGGAGATTGGCAAGTATAAAAAATTCAGGCTTAAAGAATCCCAAATTTGATAGAGATAAGATGACCGATTCCTTCTCCATTTGCGCCACGATAATATCTGAGTACGATCAGAAGTCTCAGAGTATGATAATCGAAGCAATAATGTACGCTCGGGACAGGCTCGCAGCTCAGAGCTATTTTCTCGCTGAAGAAGCCAGCCGATTCAAAAACGAATATAATGAAAAATACTTCATCAGCAAAGTCGCGGTACTAGGACGAACCCAAAAGCTAATCGAGATCGGAACGAAGATCGGAGCAGCGAGAACAATGGCAGAAGTTGAAAATGAGGGAGTGATAAAAGAGCGGATGGAAGCTGGGGGGAGAGCCTACCGCGCGGATCTCCTGCTCAAACAAGTCAATCAAGTTTTGTCAGCAATGCAGCAAAGAATCTCGTTTTTGAAGCTGCAGTATGATAAAATAATAACGAAATATGATGTAAATCCTAATACCGGAGAAACAAAATGAACCTCCAAGAATTTGAAAAAATCGAGATGACAAAAGATGAACTGGAAGCAACTAAAATGTTCGCAGAATCTCTTTACAGGGGAGGAAAGATGAAAAGAGGGGAAACGAAGGATGAATTTTTTCATCGGGTATGCGAGACGATTTACAAAAATTTTAAGTGAAATGTGATAAAATGCAATTATGCCAAACGCTTCCGAAGTGCAACTCATCGCAATCGAAAAAATAAAACTGCTCGAGCGCAACCCGAGGAAGATCAACGAAGAAAGATTTAAAAAGCTCTGCGAGAGCGTGGATAAAAACCCTGATTTTTTCAATGTGCGCCCCTGCCTCGTAAATGATGCGAGCGGGGAGTTGGTCGTTTACGCCGGCAATCAACGCCTCCGCGCCGCAAAAGCGATGGGATGGAAGGAAGTGCCGTGTATTATCGAAACGCTCACCGACGAGCAACAGCGCGAGCGCACGATCCGCGACAATGTGGAGTTGGGAGAATGGGATTGGGAACTGCTCGCGGAGGACTGGAAGAAAGACGAGCTGGAGAGCTGGGGAGTGGAATGCGAATTCAATACCGACGAGGAAGGAAAAACCGACCCAGACGAAGTCCCGGAAGCCCCTGAGATTCCGAAAGCAAAACTCGGAGATATTTACCAGCTCGGCGATCACCGCCTGATGTGCGGATCAGCCACGATCGCAGAAGATGTCGAGAAGCTGATGGGAGGGGAAAAGGCGGATATGGTTTTTACCGATCCGCCATATGGGGTCACGAAAAACGAATGGGACAGAATGTTCACACAAGAAGATTTAGACATGCTATTTTCTATCACGGATGGAGCAATTTTGGTTTGGAACGCTACAAAGCCGGAAGTTTTTAAGCATATGCTTGGATTAAGTCCGTTGTGTGATAGGGTGGCAGTTTGGAGAATGACAAGTGGCATAACAGGCAAGGGTGGTATGTTTTGGACTTGGCAACCGATTTTTGCGTGGAGATCAAGGGATATAAAATTATGGGATTCGATGGAATTTGAATCTGATTCTCCAACGAGAACAGGAGAGCATCCGACACAAAAACCGGTCGGATTGATAAAAAAATGGATAAATGCAGATAGCAAAATAAAAAGCGTGGCTGATTTATTCGGCGGCTCTGGCTCAACTCTCATCGCCTGCGAACAAACCAAACGCCGCTGCTACATGATGGAACTCGACCCGAAATACATCGATGTAATAATTAAGCGGTGGGAGGACTTCACTGCAAAAAAAGCAATTAAGTGTTAAATTTCAGATGTGCCTAAAATCCGAAAAAGTCCGACAGGCTTAAAACCCAAGCAATTAGCTGCTATTGCGATATTGTCTAAAATTCCCCAAGAATTCAGCAGTATGCAGCAGGTAGCTGACGATCCGAGTGTCGGAGTGAACCGAGATACGCTTTATGAGTGGTTCAAAAAAGATTTATTCCTCGAACGACTTGAAGAAGAATCTCAACGCAACTTCCGTGCTCACGCTGGAGTAGTTCGGGCGGCGCACTTCAAAGGAATCCTCAAACGACAGGACGCGCGGCTCATCGATTTATTCTACCAGAGGCAGGAAGGCTGGCGACCGCAGTCAGGAGTTGAACACAGCGGAAAGATCGGACTGCCAATTTTAGGTAATGTAAAAAAGCAAAATGCCATTCATAAGAACAACAGCAACCGAAAAAATATCAAAGTTATCAAAAAGAATCTGGGCGTTGCAGGGGGGGACATCGGCAAGCAAGACAATCTCGGCTCTGCTGATTCTGATTGATTTTGCTCAATCGGATGAAACGCCGACTCTTACGAGCGTGGTATCTGAATCTTTCCCGCATCTCCGGCGTGGAGCTTTGCGTGATTTTTTGCTGATAATGAAAGAGCATAATTATTTTGAGGATTATCGATGGAATAAAACTGAAAGCACTTACACATTTCCAAATGGTAGCACGATGGAATTCTTCTCGGCTGATGATTCCAAGAAGATGAGAGGTGGTCGCCGTGATCGGCTTTTTATTAACGAGGTAAACAATATCGCCTTTTCGTCTTTCGAGGAACTGGAGGTGCGGACGAAGGAACTGGTAATCATCGATTGGAATCCAACAAATGAGTTTTGGTTTTATACCGATGTGATGGGAGTGCGAGATGATGTCGAGCACCTCATCTTGACATACAAAGATAATGAGGCTTTATCGAAAGAGATTGTTGATTCGATTGAGCAACGCAAGAATAGGAAGGACTGGTGGCGCGTTTATGGTTTGGGATTGCTCGGGGAGCTGGAGGGGAAGATTTATACCAAGTGGGAGATCATCGACGAGATACCGGATCGCGCCAGACTCGAGAGGAGGGGATTAGATTTTGGATATACCAACGACCCCAGCACGCTTGTCGGTATTTACAAGTGGAATGATGCTTTCGTCCTCGATGAGGAGTTTTATTTAAAAGGATTGAGCAACCGCCAAATCGCCACGAAGATTCTCGCGCAACCAGAGCAGGTTTTGGTGTTTGCTGACAGTGTCGAACCTAAAAGTATTGATGAGATAGCGGGATATGGAATTGGAATCGTCGGAGCGGTGAAGGGACCGGGAAGCGTGAACTACGGAATCCAATTCGTCCAAGACCAAAAGATTTATGTAACGAAAAGAAGCATTAATATCATCAAAGAATACCGGAATTATCTTTGGAAGGTAGATAAAAATGGTAAGGTAATCAACGAGCCGGAACACGCATTCAGTCATTCGATGGATGCAATCCGGTATGGACTGAGCGACTACTTCCCAAAAACATCGGTCGGTGATGTGGGTAAATCTGATACTATCGCAGGAAATATCACCGAACGAAAATTCTGATATTTGACTTTAAACGAAATAACACTACAATTTTAACGAGAAGCTAAAACGCCGACCATAGCCGGTAATATAATTGAACAACAATTCTGATGGTTGGATTAATACAGCTCGCGAGCGAAGATGCCAAAAAAGCAGACGGCAAGATGCGAGCAAACGCAAAGGAATTTGGAGCGGCAGGAACTTATTTGACCTCGGGAATGATCGCCGAGGATTTTAATGCTCAATTGCAATTTCCACAAAGCATTGCAATCTTCGAGGAAATGAGCAAGAGCGACGGTCAGGTGAATGCAGCCGTCCAAGCAATCAAACTTCCGCTGATGACAGCGAACTGGATGGTGGAAGGAAACGAGAATGTGAAAGAGGAGCATATCGAGTTCATTCAGAACGCGCTCTTCGAGGATATGGATGTGGAGTTTGACCACTTCTTGAGCGAGGCTTTACAACATATCGTTTATGGGTTTTATTATTTCGAGAAGATTTTTAAACAAAGAGCGGACGGAATGATTGGCTGGAAGAAATTCGCACCGCGCATCCCTTCGGCTCACTACAAATGGAGTGCTGACAAATTTAAAAAAGGTGGGATAACGCAGCAACTCAAAACGACCGATCAAGAGAGCCCCGACAAAACAATGAACCCGCAGATTCCGTGGAGTAAGCTGATGCTTTTCAATAATCAGCAGGAGGGCGACAACTACGAAGGAATCTCACCACTGCGATCAGCCTACAAGCATTGGAAGATGAAAGATTTGGCATACAAAATCCAGATCATCGCAATCGAAAGACACGGGGTCGGAATACCAACAATGACTCTGCCAAAAGGGGCGGGTGATGACGACATAACGAAAGCGGAAGAAATGCTCAAAAATCTCCGCAGTAATGAAAAGGGATATATGATTTTGAAAGAAGGGTGGTCGTTTGAGATTATCAGCGGAGGAACAGGTGGCACTTCGAAGGACAGCCAAATCCACGATGCCATCGAGCATCACAACCGGATGATTCTGATGAATGTGCTGGCTCCATTCCTCGATTTGGGCAGCGGTGCGACTGGTTCATTCGCTCTCGGAGAAACTCAACTCAATTTCTTTTTGAACTCTTTGCAGCAAGTTGGAAAGAATGTGGCTGGGACAATCAATGAATCAATCAAAGAATTGATTGATATAAATTTTGGAATACAAGAACATTATCCAACCCTGCGTGTGACCGAGATTGGCAATGTCGATAAGCAGGTTTTGATGACGGCTCTCTCGGCTGCGGTGACATCTGGGCTAATCGTAATCGACCAACCGCTCAAAGAGTGGGTGCGCGAGATGTTGAATTTGCCGGAGATAGATGAGGCAACTGCTGAGATACCGGAGTCAGTAATTCCCGAAGAGAAGAAGCCTTTTGAAAAGAAGCCGGAAATAAAACCGAAGGACGAAACCAAGAAAGACATTGAGGAAATCAAGAAGAAACTAGCCGAGCTAACTAAAAAAAAAATCTACAAACTGGCAGAAAAGCCAAAGGTAGATATTTCTAAAAGCGAGCGCATTTTTCAGAGGGCGATCACTGAACACGAAAGAGGAATTGAGGAGTGGTGGCAGAAAACCTACTTGCCGGAGATTGAAAGGACTGAGAATAAGCTCAGAGATTTTCTAGAAAAGAAATACCGGCAAGCGAAAGTAGAAGTGGTCGGGGGAGTGGTGACAATCGCCACAAGGGGCAATGCTGGACTGGCAGCTGAGATGCGGCGGGGAATCGACGAGGAGATGAACCGACTCCACGATAAATTCAAGCAGAAGAATTATGTCGATGCGATGATGAAGCAGTCGGCAAAGCAGGCTCTCAAAGTGATGCTCGAAATGAAAACGATTCGTGAGTTTGCTGATACCGTAATTGATGAGCAGCAATTCAGAGCGTTTACTTCTGGTCATCTCTCGAATGTGAACGGCTTTATTTTCAATGAAGGGCGGCAACTCAAAGAAAGGCTACTTGATAATTTCACGCAAAAAACATCCATCACAATTGCACTTGACCAAACGAAGAAATTCACAATGAATCGCAATATCACGAAACTATCAATCGTCACCCATCCCCGCGCACTCTTTAAAAATGTAGTTTTTGTGAATGCTGATAAGCAGGGTGTGATTCATTTCAAAATAACTATTCCTGATAATAAATACAATGATTTAAATCCGATGGGGATCACGGCAGGTTTGCTTTTCTTGATTTTCACTTATCAGCAACTCAATAAAAAAGGCGACACAAAGAATAATGCGAATGTGATTGGGGGGATGGGTGCGCATTACGGAAGTTTTGATTATTGCTATCCAATCGACGAAGAATACTACGAGGAAGAGGAAAGAATTGCGAGAGAGCAACGAAAAGCATTTCTGAATAGTGTCAAGTAGTTATTTTACAAAAGATTTGCATTAGTGTATTTTACAGGTGGATAAACGCTCGAAAACAATTGAGCGTTTATGAAACTACAAAGAAATTTCGTTCTCTCTGAAATCGAACTCGGCGACCTAACCGAAGAAACCCTCGCTGATAAAGAGTTCGAGATTCTTTCTGCTGGAAAGAAAGTTTATCGCGGAGGACAGATTGAAATAAAAGAAAGCGACCTCGCTGAGATGGAAAAGAACTTCAATGATGGAGTAGTCGGAACGCAACTCGCTGTTGATGTGAATCACGATCCTGACCATAAAGCATTCGCGTGGTTTTCTTCTGTCCGCAAAGTCGGCGATAAGCTGATGGCTTCATTCAAAGACTTCACGGAAGAAGGCAAAAAACTAATTCTCGAGGGGGGATATAAGTACTTCTCTGTCGAGATTGACAATGGTTTCGAAAGAATAATCAACGGAACTAAAAAGGCGTTCAAAAATGTGCTTCGTGGTGTGGCACTGACCAATCGCCCGGTCGATAAAGACATAGCACCCACTTTTTTTAGTGAATCAATTAACCCCCAAAATATGCAAACTGCATTAAAACTTGCAGAATCACTCTGCAAACGGTCTTTCCTGTCGAAGGAGGACAAAGCCCTCTGGAAGGAGGCAAAGGCAACTCTCAGCGATGAGGATGCTGCAACTGATGAAGTTGCAAAGGCTGATGAAGCGATAGAAGCCAAACCGGAGGAAGATCCGGCTGCGGCTGAGGCTGCTAAAAAGGCTGAGGAAGAGGCAGCGGCAAAAGCCAAAGAGGAAGAAAACAAAGGCAAAACAGAAGAAGATAAGAAAAAGGAAGAGGAACTTGCTGAAACCAAGAAAACACTTGCGGAAACTAAATCGAATCTCGGTAAACTCGAAACTAAGATTCGTTTGTCCGAAATCGAAAAGCGTTCAGAAAAAGAACTTCAATTATCAGAAGATAACCCTACCGGATTGTCAATGGAAGATACGGGAAAAGCTGCAAAGTTTCTCTCGACACTTTCGAATGACCAAATGGAAGAGGTTATCGGACTGATTAAAAAGGTAAAAACGGTTGACTTCAACGAATACGGTTCTGCCGGAGATGGTGAGGTCGATGCACAGGCTGAACTCACGAAACTTGCCGAGGCAAAGAGAAAGGAAAATCCAACTCTTACGCTCGGTCAAGCGATGGGTCAAGTCTTGTCAGAAAAACCTGAACTTGCGACACAGGCTAAATAGTCGCTCCTTTTATTTTCTAAATTTTAAATCATGTCTCAATCTGTAACAGGAAAAACTCGAACCTATAAGGCTGGCGGTTCGATCAACGCCTTCAAAGCGGTGAGAATCGGAGCGGCTGACAATACCGTGCATCACAGCACTGCTGCGACAACTGTCCCAGTCGGAGTAACGCTTCATTCTGCCAGTGCCAACGAGAATGTAACTGTCGTGATTGACGGAACTGCGAAATGTGTAGCAGAAGCTCAAATTGTTAGGGGAGCTAGAGTAGCTGCTCATACAGCAGGAAAAGCTCGCACTACTACTTCTGCCAATGATGCAGTTCTCGGTATTGCGCTCGAATCCACAGCTCAGACTCTTACTTCTGCCGGCACAGAGATCATTGAGATTGATCTCACGCCTAGAGGTTCAAACTTCTAATTTTTACTTTCTAATTTTTAAATCATGCAACCCACAAAATCGCTGTTTGTATCTCCACTGCTTACTCAGATAAGCACAAAATACACCAACGAAAACTATATTTGCGAAAAAGTCTTTCCAATTGTCCAAGTAAAAAAGGACACTGGCAAGATTGTTTCATATTCGATGGACAACCTTCGAATCGTGGAAGCCCTGCGCGGTGTTGGTTCGCAAGCCAACGAGGTAGGACATACCGTGACAATTTCAGACCACTATTCATTGTCTGAGCGTTGTTTGCAGGAACTCGTGCCGGATGAGCACATGGAGCAAGCCGACACCCCAATCAAGCCAAAGATCGATGCGACCGAAAACCTCATGGATAGGATTTTGGTTATCAAAGAGAAATTATTGGCTGATTCAATCGGCAGCACTTCTGTCGTGACTTATAACACGACTCTCTCTGGAACGGATCAATGGAGCGATTACGCAAACTCCGACCCGATTGGAGACATCAAAACCGGTGCAAACTCTGTACGAACTTACTCCGGTAAAAAGCCAAATACGCTGATTTTGGCATATAACACTTGGCAGCAATTAGTCGATCACCCGGATGTGACCGATCGCGTGAAATACTCTCAACTGGCTGATGTTGACTCGCTCAATTCTGCGCTGGCTCGCATTTTCAATGTGAAGCGGGTGTGGGTTGGTGATGCGCAATATAACTCCGGTGCGGAGGGTAGAACGGCTAGTTTGACGGATATTTGGAACAAAATCGCCATTATTTGCTATATCGAGGACAACCCAACTCTCAAATCTCGCTCACTTGGATTTACCTACCAGATGAAAGCTCCAAGAATGGTTGATGGATGGAGAGAAGAAAGTCGAAAAGGTGATTGGATTCGTGTCACCGATAAATACGACCAGCAAATCGTTGATATTAACTGCGCCTATCTCATCTACGCAGCAATAGCCTAGTTTAATTCACTAACCCCCTACTAAAATGGGTATTGATAAATTTTATCGAAAACCATCATTTCCAGCTTATTCGATTCAGGCTTCGGAGATGGACACTGGCTCGATAACTCCAGCCAAAATCTACTCAACTGCTTCGGATGGGTTGAATGTTGCTCGCATTGCAGCGGCTACTTATGATGTAGTCGTAGATGGTGGCGCACCGGGTTCTCACTCAACCGGAGTGACTATCCCCGACAACGCAATCATCACAAAAGCTTGGGTGGATTGTATTACAGCCGGTGTCAGAGGATCAAGCGGAACAATCGCTTTCCACGTGCAAGCTGCGAATGATATTTTGACCGCAACAGCTAGTCATCTTACCACTGGAATCAAAGCAGGAGCGCAAACTGGAGCTGCTGCTGCTTTCACTAAGTTGACTGCAGCTCGAACAATCCACGCGACAGTGGCTACGGCTACGATGTCGGCAGGTAAGTTCATTGTTTACGCGGAATATGTTGTTTCAATATAATGGTTTGATATTCTCCTCCTCTTAAATGGGGAGGAGTTATCAGGCAATTAGCCTCAATTTAACCCCAAATCAGTATGCCTCAAAAGAAAGCTCCCGCGAAAGCGGCACCAAAAAAGGTCGTCAAAAAAGCTGAACTCGTCGAAGTCGAGGTCACGGCTGAACATCTCGCAGCAAACCCAGAATGGGTCGAAGAAGGTATCGTGGTCGGAGATGTAATTGAAGTACCAGAAAACGATTTTAATGATCCGGAAGCACCGGAAGAGGATGAAGAAGAAACCACTCCGGCAGTCACAGAAGAAACCACTCCAGCGGTCACAGAAGAAACCACTGAAAAAGAAGTGGTAGTTTCAAAAAGAGGCACGAAAACAGATAAAAAAGCCACTGTTTTGAAAGCGAAAGCGAACGAAAAAGAGGCAGAAAAACTAGAAAATTCGCTAGGAGGAAGTGGAGAATATGAGATTATCACTAATTTAAAAAGAAATGGCAAACAATATGCAATCGGTGAAAAGGAAACTTTCGAAGACTGTCTTGCTGTTCGCAGACTGGTCGAAAGTGGGTGCATTAAAAAAATCTAAGTAATCTAACTTTTTACAATGAGTTTTAACCCACACAGCTTAAAAGCTACCAAAACGACAATCTTCCGGCACGCGATGCCAGCGGTGACATCTCTCAACGCTGTTCATGAGACCGGATCGGGGACTGCTGCTACGGTATCGAATTATCTTACAAAGAATATCTTTGTCGCGGTTGCGGGACTAAGCACTGGCGGTCGCGTAACAGTCAAGATAAAGCAAAGCAGTGGTGATTCTCAACCAAGTTGGGATGCTGCCGCTTCTCCTACGAACAGGCTCTCTCTCATAAATTGTAAAAAACTTTCTGATATTGGAAATGTGGATGGAAACACAGGATTAGTATTTACTGCTGGCACTGCTCAAGCTTTTGAAGTTTATGTGAACAACGATGGAAGCAATTTCATAAATACAGATGTTACGCAGAATAGCTCAAGCACAACGGCTTCAGTCACGTCTGTAATAAACGCATGGACTTAATATGTTTACAGAAACTCCAACAAATTCGAAATCCGACAAACAGCGGAATGCTCTTACGAACTTCGCTGCTTTGAGGAGCGAGGCTGAAACAAAACTGAAAAATCTGAATGATAGGATAGCAAAAGCTAATCAATGTGCTGGAAATGCTGAAAGGAAAAAAGCGGATTTAGAAAAACAGATTGAGGATAAAAAGGCAGAGGCAAAAGATATTGTGAATCGTGCAAATGATGAGGCTAATAAAATAAAGTCTGATGCCAAGAAAGCTAATATAGAACTAGAAAATAAGAATAAGGAAATCGGAAAAAATTATATTGTAATGAAAAAGAATTTTGATGGACTAACTTTGGCTTTCGATGAGAAAAATAAGAAGCTTGATAAAGCACACGAGAGCGTTATTAAATCAAATGAGGAAGAAACAAAAGTAGAGGAAGATAAAAAAAATGCTGCTATTGAAGAAAGAAATCAGACACTTGTGGAAATAAAAATACTCAAAGGAAAGATACCCGATCTGATTCTTGCCAAATCAATCCCAGAACTGGAGGAAGAAAAAAATAGGTTAGATTCAGAAATAGTAAATAACAATAAAATAATTGTAGGTCAAAAAGTAGAATCTGCCGCAGAAATTAAGATTAAGGCTGATAATATTTTTGCCGCAGAAAAAGCTCGAGACGAAGAAGTAGAAATATTACAGAGAACCGAGCAACACAAGCAATACGAAGTAGCTGCAAAAGAGGCTACTGATTTAGCGATCAAGGAGAAAGAAAAGGAAGAAAAACTATGGAACGAAGTAAAAAGTAGAAGAATTGGATTACTAAACCGCGAGCAGAATATCAATTATCGAGAGAAATACATCAGAAAGAAATATGAGGATATTGGCGAGCCGTGGGGCAGCATATAAGACTTTTAAACTATTTAATTATGCTACCTGTAACAATTAAATTACAAAATGCTCTTGAAAGAACTATTAACCCTGCAACCGAAGACTCACTTGCAAAACTCATAGGTCTTGAAATCCCAGCGCACGATTATATTGCTTTAACTTATGTCGCTGCTGGTTCTGGTGCTGGAGAGATAGAAACAGTTGTTTATAAAAGCGGGGGGAGTGGAGGAACGACTGTCGCTACTTTGACTTTGGCATACAATGTTTCGAATGAAGTGTCTTCAATAACAAAAACTTAATGCCCTTCAAGTTTAATCCCGTGACTGGAAAACTTGATTTGGTTATTGATGCTGCATCTGGAGCGTGTGGTGTTAGTGGTGTCTCAGGAGTGTCAGGAGTCGCGGGAGCAGACGGTGCTTGTGGTATCAGCGGTGTTTCGGGTGTCTCTGGTGTAGATGGTGATGGAGTGTCTGGTGCGTGTGGAGTGTCCGGAGTGTCCGGAGTGTCTGGAGTAACTGGTGTTGCAGGAGAAGCTGGTGCCTGTGGCGTAAGTGGTATATCTGGAGTCAAGGGTGATACGGGTGATACTGGAGCTTGCGGCGTGTCTGGTGTCTCAGGAGTCAGCGGGGTTGATGGAGCTTGCGGAGTGAGTGGAACAGCAGGGACGAACGGGGCGTGTGGTGTAAGCGGAGTGTCAGGAGTTACAGGAGAAACAGGTGCAGGCGGTGCGTGTGGAGTCAGTGGTGTATCGGGAGTTGTTGGAACTACAGGAGATACAGGTGCTTGCGGGGTCAGCGGCATATCAGGCGTTGCAGGTGCGTGTGGTG